ATCCAACGAAACGCTTTTATCTTTTAAAATATCTGAAAAGGTTGACTTTATTGTGTCTTTTTGCTGACCCAATCGATAATTTTGAAAGTATGTTGAGGCCGCATCATTTGGGTGACTTTTTACATACTCACTAGCAGAATTTTCAAATACGCTTTGAAAATCTTGAGGTTTGATAGCACCAGACGCTAATTGACTTTTCCAATAATTGAGACTTGCGTTATTGGCGTCAATAGTATTTGGATCAATGCCCATTTCTGTCGCATATGCATTTTTTACTAACTTATCGTTATTGGTATTTCTAATATCCAATGCTTTTTTGGAATATGTATCGTTTGGATTTGCTGAAATATAAGCATCAACGGCATTATTAAAAACGCTATTAAAGTCTTGAGGTTTTACAGCGCCAGATGCTAACTGGCCTTTCCAATAATTAAGACCTTCGTTTGTGGCATCAATCGTAGTAGGGTCAAGACCAAGATTGGTGGCATAAGCATCTTTAACCAACTTGTCGTAAATGGTACTTGCGTCAGCCGTGCGCCCTTCGTTCTTCCCATAGGTGCTGTAATGCAGTTTGGCAAAAGCATCCGCATCTAAACCGCCGGGGGCTGTTTGGTATGCTTGATAAACATCTGGGTTGGCCGCAAGATAGGCGCTACCACTGAATGTTGTTGGTATTTGTTGCGCTTGATAATTGTTAACGTACTGTGTGTACGGATCATTTGGGTTTGCTACCTTATATGAATTGACAGCGTTATTGAATACAGATTGAAAGTCGTTTGGGTTTATAGCCCCAGATGCAAGTTGGCCAGACCAATAATCTTTTTCACCTTGCGTAATAGCACCCAATCCAGTCCCAGTATCGGATCGTCCAATGGTCGCATATGCTTGTGAAATTAAATCGTTGTTGTCTGCCATTTTTACACCAATTAGTTAATTGACATTGTGCCAAGCAAATGGTCTGCCCACTCTTGCCAAGTATTAAAACCACGATGATCGGCCACGCCTGAGTTCTGGAAATACCCAACACCAATCAAACCATCCACCCATTCTCTCCAACGCTCTTCTGGAACGTTTCCAAGTTGTTGTTGGGCGAACAGTTCTTCAGTCAGCTTATTCCACTGATCCCATGTCATTCCGCGAGGGTCATACGCTACCATTATGGGTTTCCAGTAGAGCGAATATCGCCCGTATCAAGGTTAAGAAGAACCTTACCCATGTAGTAATTTCCACCAACAATGTTTGAGCCAAAGCGCATACGCATCTCACGACGTTGTTCACGCATATCTACCTTTAACGTATCTGGGTCAAAGTAAACGGGATCTGATGCTTGATCCGCATCATCTGCATACCCTTTACCAGTCACTATTAAATACATTTGTTTGCTTTGAACAAAGTCAGGCTCAACACGGTCACAACGTGTCCAGACGTTCTCGCCAGGCTGTTGGCTTGCTCCCACTAATCCTGTATATGCGCCCAATGCAGGAGTCTCAAAATACGAATCAATAGCGTCTACTTGGTTTCCAAGTATTTGATCAACGCCTGTTTCATGTTGCCACAAGGTGTAAGTGCCATTGCTATTGGCTACGGTATCACCCCAAATTGGTTGACGGAACACCTCTGAGAATGTTCCCGCAGAACGGTGCGCACCAGGCGCCTCACCTGCGTCATACCAAGTTTTTTCACGCACATTGTAAACAACAGCATCACTACACTCTGTAGCCGTTCCCTTTGGATAGAAGAACCAAATCTCACCCCAGCGTGGAACTTTAGTTACCCACACCTTTTGACGCTGCACGTAATTTAAGTTGTCAAAAAACCAATTCATGTTTTGAGTGTTTGGCAACTCTTGAACCGTACCGTTGTACATCAAAAACCGATCCACGCCAGCCCAATAAAAGATGCCATCATACTCAATCACGCATTGTGATGACATGATGGAGCTTTGGCTTGTAATTAAGTCATACTTCCAATAGTAATTAATACCACCCACCGTTGATGGCGAATAGGTTACCCTTACTACGGAATCTAATGTCCAAAATAAACCGCCTGGGGACGTTGTACCGCCTCGTAACGGCAATCCTTTGACTACCTTACCAGTTGATACGTTGTTGGAATTAGCGTCCGCGACAACCCAGTTATTAAAGTCGCCCGCAGAGCTATTTTGAATTAAACCATTGTTGCCATAAATAAATAGGTATGGGTGCAACACCACGCATCCACCCGATACCGCAATGTTGTTGTCAAAGGTTAAAGTAATCGATGATCCAGTTGTCATTGACAACGATACAACTACTGTAGTTGTTCCCGTTCCAGAAAACGCAATTAAGTTTGCAGAGCTTCCAACTGTCTGAGAATTATTTACGGTATATGTACCGACTCCTCCAGTACCAGTTCCGTTAGCTGTAATGGTGGTGCCTGATGTGACGGAAGGTCCACCAGATGGCCCTGTAATCGTTTGACCAATAACTAAAGCACCACTTGTTACCGATGTTACTGTTAACGTGGTTCCAGATATGTATCCCAAAACTGACGCTCCAGTTGATGCCTGAGTTGAGACAACAGTCGTTCCTGTAGTAATACCAGTACCAGAAACCGTTTGTCCAGCACCAATCAATGAATTAGTTCCATTGATATAAATTGTTGTTCCTGACAACGATCCAGTAGCCGTAAACACACCTACTTTTGACAAACTTAAGCTTCCACCGTTATCTGGAAACTTTCCATAGAGCACTGGGGTGTTTGTAGTGCTATCAATATCAACTAAGTTTTGACCTGGATGCGCAACCAAGTTGTTAGTACTTCCACCTGTTGAGTCATAAGCAATATCAAATTGCCACAAATTGCTTGTGCTAGATGTAAAGTTGGTTAGGGTGTAGTTGTATGGTCCACTTCCCGTTCCATCATCATTGTCTGTGCGCCATTGTTGAAGACCAGCGCTATAACCAGAAATAACGTAGTTAACGCCGCCCGTAGAACTCATAGTCATACCACGAGATATGCCAGATGCGTTTTGAAAAATTCCTCTATACCCGCTTATTTTTCTTGGCAAACCATTTTGGAAACGAACCCATTGTCCGTCTACAAAAGTTGGGGCGTTGAATAACGTGCCATCCCGTTGAATGCCAGGCTTGACCTGTAGAGCAACAACTTTAGCTGTCAAAACGTACCCCCTGAGATTCCGTATGCAAATACGGCACCGCTTGTTGATAGGTCAGCAACTTTGACTCCACTAGCGGCAAGCCCCAAGTGCCCCGTTGCAGGCAAGTACATACCTACACTTGTATCGCCCGTAAATGTTACAGAAGGGGCGCCCGCAGAACCGTTTGCAAATGTTACAGCGCCTAATGTACTAACGCTTGCTGTATTTGCGTTTAATACATTTGTACCATCGCAAATAATTACAGCAGATGTGCCACTTGCAAGTGCATAAGTTAAAGCGCTAACGGCAGAAGTTTTGAATGTCAGACTGAACGCGCCTGACGTCAAATTAGACATGTAATAGATCTGCACCGTAGATGGCAACACAATGATCTGATTTGAAGTTAAAGTGCCTGTGTATTCTTGAATCACATTGGCGTACTGCACGGATGAAAGCGTTGTTGTGCCACCTGTCACAGCCAATACAAGTTGTGTATAGGTAAATGTAGATGATTGACCTAAACCAAATGAGCTATAGCCACCTACACCATTTGAGCATACGCAGAATGAGTTTGAGATCTGCAATTGCTGAGATGACAAACTATCAATAGTGTCTGTACCAGATGGCGTAACGGTCAAGATACCAGTGCCACCATTACGGATCATGCAAAACCAGTTGTTTCCAACTGTCGCCGCGCTTGGCAATGTAATCGTTCCAACACCACCACTCCAAACAATAAAGCTTGCTCTGTTTGTTGAGTTGAGAGTTGTATTTGAAAAGTAAGATGCAACTGGATACGCTTGATTTAATGTAGTTCCAATAGCAGTTAAACCGTAGCCTGCTAGGGTTGCCGCATTTGCCGCGGATGTGCCCGCACCAAACGTAACCGATGCCCATGTTCCATTAACAGTCGTGTTGTCTGTAACGTAAACGTACTGGGCAATACCTGATGAAATACTGACAATTGTGTTTCCACTTGTATCAGTAACAGTAAAAGCGTTTGATCCAATGTTTCGGATCAAAGTGCTTTGACCAACGGAGACTTGCGTGGCCGCAGGCATGAACAACTTCAAATTAGTTGTTGTAGCAGTTACCTCAACAATGTTTGCCACCACGCTTGTGGTGTTGCCATTGACTGGCCACTGTAAGACTGTGTCTACGCTAATAGAAATGGATTCATAGCCAACCTGTGATGGGTTGACCGTTTGACCCGTGTAGGGATTGGTGTAAGTTGTCATGATTAAGAGTCCACGGCTATGGCTGAACGATCACCAACACGGGCGACATCTTCTGTCTTCAGTGCAGTAATGGCTTCAGTATATTTCTGCTGAAAAATTGCACGCGCATCGTTCTTTAAAAACGGCATGGCTTGCAACAATGTTCCATACAACATGGCATTTGGCGCATATTGCGTCAACCAATTAGTTTGGTTAGTTGTACTCAAAGGTGCAATACGCTCATAGTACAAAACCTCAAAGTTGTATGCTTGATCTGGCGTCGGTGCTAAATACCAATGCTCATAGTCGGTATCAGCATAGAAAATGGGTGTTCCAGTCTGAGTGACGGTTGGCCAATAATTCTTCAGGTACTCAAATTTGCGAACCAATACGGGTTGCATACTTGTGCCGTTGTTTACAGACATTGATACTGTTTTGCGCCAACGGGCAGGCTTTTGCAGAACTGGGTTGTTCGGGGTCATAGTTGCATCAACAACAGTCAATTGACCCAAAGTCTTGATTTCTTGAGCAATCTCAAATTCGCACAAAGTGATAAATGTTGGGATAGCTTCAACCACAGCGGCGTCGCTACGCTCAAGGTATTGAAGCACCGTGCTTGTCAGTGAGTCGTAGGTCATCACCCATGATGGATTTACTGTAGCCATGTGCGCCCTTTATATGTGCCTTATTGTCCCATTACCTGTTGATGACGGCAAGCCTATGAAAGAAATAGAGCGCGTTCATCATTGCGTCTGGTCACTAAACCTTTTAAGACTTTACCGCCCGCTTTCGTGTACTTTAAGAATTCGTTTGACGCCCCCTCAATATCACCCCGAAGCACTTTTTGACGAAGCGTGCTACGTTGGAGTGTTCCAAGACCGACGTTAAAACTAAAAGAAACAAGGCCATCAAACTGACCTTGTGTAAGAGGGACAGGGCAGAAAGTAGAGACACCTCGCTCAAACCTTGCCAAATCTGCTCTAAGAATTGCATCAACTTCCTCCATAGGGTATACACGGTTATCTTCTGGGCGCAACTGAATAGCCGATCTTTGGTCTACAGGCAACTTGGCCTGTGAGTCATACATCAGATGCCCGACGCCCACTGTCCAGAGGTATACCGAGTCCCGATAAGGCTTCTGCCTCACGCCTTCGTGATGCTTGATATCCTCAATACAACGGGCGCTAACGTTCATTTCTTCTCAAAAGCCTGTGATCCAAACCAGAAAGCTACGATAGATGCCCAGATCAATTGGGTGTCGTTATCCCATAGTTGGTCTAAGCATTCGGTAAATGGAACGCTAGAGTGCCATGCATACAAAAAGCCAGCCACATCCACAAAGACCAACAAGGCAAACATGCCATAGGTCAAGACTGGGCGAACCATTGCACGGGCATTGATAACCCACTGAGACGCGCCTTTGCTGATCTCTATGTCGTGGGCGTACAGGGCTTGACGCTCTTGTAAGGCAAACTGCGTCTGGGCTATGTCAGCATTAACTTTGACCTCATCCAGATGTATAGCCTCGATGTGCTCTTGGGCTTCTAGGCCAGCTTTCTTCAAAGTCA